ATCCTCGATCTGAACGCCCCGTCGGTCTACGACCACTGGATCCTGCACATGCGGGGCGACACGCCGATCCCGCCGGACATGCCGGAGGACGAAAAGCAGGCGCTGAAGAAGCCGGACGGCTGGGAATTCTTCGTCCAGCCGCCGGCCATCAAGGAAATCACGACGCCGGAGGGCAAGCTGCTGGGGTATCGGATCAATCCGCATGCCGAGAACCTGTCGAACATGGGGGAGGGGAGATACCTCGAGCTCGTCGACGGCCGGACCCGGAGCGAGGTGATGCGGGATCTGGGGAACAAGGTCGTTCCCCTGCAGAAGGGCATTCCGCGGTATCCGAAGTTCGATCGGTCGTGGCACGTGTCGCGCGAACCGATCGTGCCGGACCCGGAGCATTCGATCATCATCGGCGGCGACTTCGGGTTGAAGCCGGCGTTCGTGTTCATGCAGCAGATCGCCAGGCGCTGGATCGTCCTGGACGAACTGGTCTTCGTGAACATGGGCGCCGATGAAGCCGCCCCGCTGGTCAAGGCGAAGCTGCTCGAGCGGTTCCCGTTCTACCGGGAACGGGGCCTGTCGGCATGGGGCGATCCCCAGGGTAGCTGGGGATCCGCGGCGTCGGCGAAGAAGGAAAACACGCCATACGCGATCTTCCAGAGCCACGGCATTCCGTTCATGGCGCCGGCGCAGAAGGATCAGCCGTCGCTGCGCTACGAGATCGGCCGGCGGGTGATGTCGGAAACGGTCGAGCGGTTGCCCAAACTCATCGTTGATCCCCGCTGTGTAAAGCTGATCGCATCGCTCGATGGCGGGGCGACCATGAAGGAGGTCCGAACGGGCGGCGGCACGCAGATCCGGAAGGAGATCGTGAAGGACGATCACTCCCACGTCTGCGAGGCATTCGAGTATCCGCTGTGGGGTGGGGGCGAGGGCAAGGACCTCATCAGTCCCCCGTCATCGCGGGCGCCGAAGAAGGTCAATGCCTTCGGGCGGAAGTCAGTGTATCTCTCGCGCAGGAGGAAGAGCGCATGACAACGGAAGCCGGCGGACTACAGCTGTCTCCCTCAGAGACGCCACTCGTCTGGAACATTGCGTTTCTGTCACGTTCCCGCGACCACTGGTGGGATTGGCTGTCGCCGCGGTGGGCGCGCCATGTGCTGGCCTTCGGATACGTGCCGGACACGGAAACGTGGATCGTGCTCGAGACGGGGGTTGAGCGGACCTTCATCCTCTCGCTGCAGGGCGACAAGTTTGACGCCTGGCTGGACGGGCTGCTTCGGAAGAAGCCTGTCGTTCTCCGCTACAAGGCCCGCAATGCGTCGGCCCATGCGCACAGGATCGGGGTGATCTGGTGTTCGGCGATGATCGGTCGACTAACCGGCGTCCCGGGCGGTGCGTGGAGACCTATGGCTCTCTACCGCAGCTTGCGCCGAGATGGCGCTGAGCCGGTGTACGGGACCGTAGCGAATGTCCTTCAAAGTCAAGGAGCCGCAAGAAGACGCGGCGACAAAAGCCCGGCGTGAGCAGGCTGAGGCGCAAGCCGAGAAAACGAAGACCGGTGAGACGCAGCGCTCGCTGGATCAGCTGACGCAGGAGCTCCTACGCACATTCGGCCGGCGCGCGACGTTGGGCGGCCTGGGTGGGTACAGCCCCGGCGCCGGTGGCGGCGCGAGCGGCGGCGGGGGCGGCAGTAGCGGCGGAACCGGGGATCAATCGCTGGCCCGGACGGGTAGGGGAATAGAGATCCCCTTGATCGACCTCGGGACGATCGGAGAGGGCTTTGGCGGCCGCGCCGATGCGAGGTTCGCCTATTGAGCGGCGCGAAAGATACGGTGCTGGGGCGTATCGAAGACGCCCGTCGCGATCGCACCCGCGCCACGGCGCGGGTCAACCGTTTCTATGAACTGGCGCTACCGCACAGGCAGCTGGTCGGCCAGACTTCGGACACGGCCCGGGACCCGGGCGAGCAAGACGACATCTTCGACAGCACGCTGCAGGACTGTGTGGACGACTACGCGTCGGACATGCTCGACGCCTTCACCCCGCACTACAAACCGTGGGTCCCGCTCGAGGCCTCTCGCAAGCTCAACACGGCGCAGCAGCGGCAATTCGAGGAAGCGATCAAGGCCTATGAGGAGAAGCTCTACGGCGAGATCCTGAACTCGACGTTCTACCAGGAATCGCAGGAGTGCTGGTCAGACATCGCGGGCGGCGCCGCCGGCATGCTGATCCCTTTCGAGAAGGCGGGCGAGCGGATCCGGCCACAGCCTATCACGATGTCCTCTCTGCTGATGGACCATGGGCCGAAGGGGGAGCTCGACGGCCGCTGGTTCGAAATGCGGGTGCAGAAGCGCCATCTCCGGCACGCTTTCCCCGGGATCAACTTCGATCGCCACGAGAATCTGACCTCCGCGAAGTGCAAGAACAGTTCGGAGACGGTGACGGTCATCCAGGGCTGCTACCGCGACTACGACTTCGCCCGCCGCGAGGCCTGGAAGTTCACCATCCATGTCGACTCCGACAAGGTTCACGACAAACGGCTGACGGGCGCTGGGTGCCAGCCGATCATTGCCGGCCGGTGGCGGACTTCTCCCCCGTCGGCATGGGGGCCCGGGCCGGCGGACCGGGCGCTTGCTCCCGCAAGCACGCTCAATGAGCTCAACTACCTGATCCTCAAGCATCTCGGAAAGCAGGTCGACCCGCCGTTCCTCTACGACGATGACGGCATGTTCAATCCGGATGACGGGATCAATGCCGGCGAGGCCTACCCTCGGCGGCCGGGGTCGACGTTCGACTTCCTGGTCACGGAGCAGGATCTTCGCGTCGCGTATTTCCAGCAGGAAGACCTGCGGATGGCGGTGCGGCGGGCGCTCTACCAGGACAAGCCGTTTCAGAGGGGCGACACGCCGCCGACGGCGACACAATGGCTCGATGAGAAGGCGTTCAATGACCGCCGGCTCCAGCTGTCGCGCATGCGGCTCTACGACGAATGGGTTATCCCGGCGCTGCAGAGGTTCACATGGATCCTCGCGCGCCGCGGCGAGCTCCCGGAGGTGCGGATCGGCGGCGAGATTGTCGGCGTGCGATATGTGAACCCGATCTCGCGCGCGTCGGACCTGCAGGAAGTGAACAACAACCACCAGTTCATTTCGATGTCGGTGAGCACGATGGGCGAGGCGGCGCTCGCATCGATCGACACCTTCCGGACCATGGAAAACATGAAGCGGAAGATGGGTGCGGATCTGGTGGAACTGAAGCCGCCAGACCAGCAATCCGAACTGGTTCAACAAATCCTAGCGGGAGCAGCCGGCAATGGCCGAGGCGCGAAAGTTCCGAAACCTGCGGGCGGCTGAGGCGCGCCCCACTCACGGCGGGATGCCGGATGACGTCGCGCATGCGCTGCGGGCATTCGGGTCGACCAAAGAGGGGCGGCGCGTCGTCGAGTGGATGCGGGAGCAGGTCTATCGGATCTGCCCGCCGGGGCTGGAAGATGGTGCGTGGAGGGACTTCGAGGCCGAACGCAGGGTTTACGCGAAAATTGCAGCCCTGATGCAGGAGAACCCCTCGCGTGACCGGAAAAACCCCGTCCAAACCCGCCGAACAGACGCCACCTGACCAGGACGATGGCGCCCAGGATGAAACCGACAAGTCGAAGCCCGGTCAGACCACCGAAGACGAGGACAACGGCGACGGCACGGGCGGCGATGAAGACGAGGGCGGCGACGACAAAGACGGCGGGGAAGGCGGCGACAGCGAAGACGAAGGCGGGGAAGGCGGCGACGACGGCGATCCCGAAGACGCAGTCCCTGAAACGGAAGACGGCTACGAACTCGCGCTCCCCGACATCGGCATAAAGGACGTCAACGGCGAGGCCCCGCAACTCGACCAGAACGATCCCGCAGCCAAGGCCGTCCGCAAGCTCCTGAAGGAGCATAACCTCCCCCAGAAGTTCGCGAAGAGCCTGATGGACATCTACGGCGATGTCCTCAAGGCGTCGCTCGATGCGACCCGCGGCTCCACTGCCAAA